AGCAGTCTTGGAGCCTACTGCTAGTGTCTCTACGGCGTTAGAGAGAGAACTTTGTCGTACGATATACACTTGCTTCTTGGCACGCTCTTCTGAGGTCTCAAACCGATTCTCACCACCACTGTACAACTAGATGACAATGATCCGCTGTATATAGAACAAACAATTACAGCAAATCTTAATCTGTACAATTATCTTCTTGATATGGGCACATGCGCTGAACAAGCTCGAATGGTTCTTCCACAAAACACCATGACTGAGTGGATTTGGAGTGGTTCTCTTGCTGCATTTGCTCGGGTAGTCAAGCTGCGTACTGATCCTCACAGTCAATATGAAACCAGACTTGTTGCCCACGGGATTAAGTACAGCCTTGTAAATCATTTTCCTTACTCAACGGAGGCGCTATTAAAGCCCTGATTGACGCTGACACGATTTGTTATGCTGTAGCAGCAGTGTGTGAAGAAGAATCTAAAAATATTTGTCTTGACACATTACACTCTAGTGTAACTGATCTTTTGTTTGCTCTTCCTGAATGTGAAACAACTCTGTTCTATCTTTCTGGGGTAGACAACTTTAGAAAGACTAATTATAGTTGGTATAAAGCTAATCGAGAGGGGAAAGAGCGACCTAAGCACCTAACAGCGTGTAAACGGTTTCTAGAAAATGAATACAAAGCAACATGGTCAAAAAACCAAGAAGCTGACGATGATATCGGAATTGAAGTTTTCCGCGATCCTAGTGCTACGTGCCTTATTGTACATGTTGATAAGGATCTTGATCAGTTTCCGGGCCTTCACTACAACTGTCGGAAAAAAGAGTTCTACGAAGTAACAGAAGACCAAGCGAAGAAATGGTTTATTCATCAGTTAGTTCTTGGGGATCGCTCAGATAACATCACAGGATTTGATGGAATCATGAGAAAAGAATATGTGAAGAAGCACCAATATATTAAAGATACTATTGAACAGGAGGATGATTGGATGGAAAACCTGCGCTTTGTGTGGGATCTATATAACCACCACGAACGGGCTGATATGTTTCACGATAATGCAGACTGCCTCTGGCTTCTAAAAGAGCCGGACAAGAATTGGAAATCTCTTGCGATCCAAATTTGAAGAGCAAGTATCCAAGAAATATCCAGAGTTAGGATATGAAACTGACAAGCTAACTTATGTCGTTCCTGCCAAGAAACGCACGTACAACCCTGACTGGACAATTCGGCCCGGTGTGTATATTGAAACAAAAGGCAAGCTAGATCGAGAAACTATTGAAAAAATGCTTCTCGTCAAAAAGCAAAACCCCGACGTAATTATTTACATCCTCTTTCAACGAGGTAGTAATAAGTTACGCAGGGGTTCTAAGATGACGTATTTAGATTGGGCAGAAAAAAACGGGTTTGAAGCAGCGTGCTGGCAGGAAACTCGTGGAGAAATACCCCCACAATGGCTGGAGAATAATAATGACTAAAAAGCTGTTTCTTGTGCTAGAACGCACTCCTCTCTTCTTTCTTGATGAAGAGATGCAAAACCTTACTGATGCAGAACTAGAAGTATCGAAAGAATTCTTTGAGTCTTACCAACAAATCGAGAATGATTTTAGAGTTCTTCAAGAATCACTGTTCCACATGTACCTTGAATCTCAACTAGCACAGCAAGAAGCCAGTGGAGAACCTGTAGTTACTGATGAAGAAGTAGATGACAATGTATCCTTTATGCACCCCGTACATAATCCTAATACTACCCACTAAATGAAACATTTTCTCCTACCTGATGTTCAAGCAAAACCCGGAGTTCCTCTGGACCACTTGACATGGGCAGGAAGGTATGTTGCAGAGAAGCAACCAGATGTTATTATCTGTATAGGGGACTTCGCTGATATGGAGTCCCTTTCTTCTTATGATGTGGGCAAGAAAAGCTTTGAAGGTCGATCATACAAGGCCGATCTGGATGCTGCTCACACCGCTATGCAACTGTTCCTTTCTCCTATTAGAGAGCTTCAGCAGCAGCAACGGCGTAACAAAGAACGAATTTATAAACCACGTTTTATCCTTACTTTAGGAAACCATGAACAACGTATTCCGAGAGCTATCAACTCAGATCGCAAGCTGGATGGACTCATTTCTGTTAAAGACCTCCCGTATGGAGATTGGGAAGTATCTCCGTTCCTTAAACCTGTGGTCGTTAATGGTGTTTGTTATTCCCATTACTTCACTTCTGGTCAGCTTGGGCGTGCTTGTATATCTGCTAGGCAAATCCTAGGCAAGAAGCACATGTCGTGCATCATGGGACACCAACAAGGAAGAGACATTGCCTATGCTCAACGTGCTGATGGTAAGTACATGACAGCAATTATTTCAGGATCGTTCTATCAACACGATGAAGATTATCTTAATCCTCAAACAAATGAAGTATGGCATGGTGTTTGGATGCTGAACGACGTGAATGACGGCAGCTTCGACGAGATGCCAATTAGTATGGCCTATCTACGGAAAAAATATGGATGATTTAGAAAAACAAGTGCTTGCACATAGGTATTTATATTACGTTCTTGCTGAGCCAATTCTTTCTGATTTTACTTATGATGATTTAGAAAGAAAAGCAAGACAAATTCTACCTGAATACAGTCCAGTGCATGGTATTGGATCTAGTTTACCCTCTTCCTATTCAGAAGAAATTAAACGTTATGCTTTGTCTATGCTAGAAAAATAATGGATAAAAACGTAGAAGCAGTAGTTGAGCGCATACTACAGCGCGCTGACTGTGGGTTGCGTAAGTACGGAGTAACCACGGAGAGAAAAGATCTTTCTGTGGAAGAATGGCTTACACACCTACAAGAAGAACTTATGGACGGTTGTATTTACATTGAAAGACTAAAGCGTGAACTTAAGTGACTACCAATTTTGGACTCGCCAGACAGCTATCTATCCTCCGGACAATGCTGTTGAATATCTGGCTCTCGGTCTGTGCTCCGAAGCCGGAGAAGTTGCCGGAAAAGTTAAAAAGCGACTACGAGATAACTCGTGGGATATCGAAGCAGTAAAAGCAGAAATCGGGGATGTGTTCTGGTACCTTGCTCGTATTTGTGATGAACTTAATCTTAATAGTGAAACTATTCTAACAGAAAACTATGAAAAACTATCTTCGCGGGCTGCTCGCGGTGTCCTTTCTGGCTCTGGCGACATACGCTAATGCCAATGACCGTACCCGAGAATGTCAAAACAAAGCACTGTTCTCCAAGGATGTTGTCACGGCTAAATATGCCGGAGTAACTTGGCTGGAAGTGCAAGATGCTGTAAAATATGTTTTAAACCGTCCCGAGTATGCCTACATGGCAAAGAATGAGAAAGCAGAAGTGGAGGTACAAGCTGTAATTTCTTACCACTCTAATCTTTCTCCAGAAGATCTGTTTGATGATGTGATGCACAAATGTTTGAAAGGTAACAACGGTGTTTGATCCTCTTACTTTAATTGCCGCCCTTGGTCCCCTTGTTGTTGAAGGAGGTAAGGCTGCTATTCAACGGTGGCTTGCTCCTGAAACATTTAAGCCTACTAATATTGACGATTATGTAAAAATTAAAGAACTAGATCTTAATCTTTTTAAAGCTATTAATGATGCTGGAGGTACAAATCCTACGTATTTGTGGGTAGAAGCTATCATACGTTTGATGCGCCCCGGAGCAGCAGCAATTGTACTAGGAACTTGGGGTGTTATGCAATTAGCAGGAATGCCTGTAACAGATTCTGTAACTAATTTTGCTGCTTGTATTGGGTTTTATCTTTTTGGGGATCGATCGCTGTTCTACGCTCGTAATAACATCAAGTAATTTTATGACTCTCAAAAAAGATCTACCCAAAGATCCGAAAGACAAGCGTCTTTCAAAAAAAGGGATTCTGTACAAACAGATTAAAAAAGAATGGCAAGATCAAATCAAAGAATTTAAAAAGAAAACCAATGGAAATTAATCGCTTTAAAAACTCACTAGCACAGAATGTCTTTAAATTCAAGTATGCTCAAGGACCAAGCGACACTTGGGACGCCCTCGCAGACCGGCTTGTTGAAGATGTCTGTGGTACTCGATGGGGAACAGATCGACCACTCCTCTCTCCCGGAGATTGTAAACAGCTTGCTCAGTACATTAAAGAATTCAAGTTTGTTCCGGGTGGACGGTATCTCTATTACGCAGGTCGGACTGCGAAGTTTTTCAATAACTGCTACCTTCTCCGAGCAGAAGAAGATACACGAGAAGAGTGGGCAAACGTAACGTGGCGAGCTATGTCTTGCCTAATGACTGGAGGAGGAATTGGAATTGACTACTCAAGACTGCGGCCCGCGGGAAGAACTTTATCGCGGACTGGAGGTGTGGCTTCCGGCCCACTACCACTCATGTCAGCAATTAATGAAATTGGCCGAAATGTCATGCAAGGGGGATCAAGGCGCTCCGCGATCTATGCTTCGCTTAATTGGCAACATGAAGACATCCCTTTATTTCTTGGAGCAAAAAATTGGTCGCCTGAAGTCCGAGAACTAAAGAGTAAAGACTTCAACTTCCCTGCCAATCTTGACATGACTAACATCAGTGTCAACTATGATGATGCTTGGGGATTTGATCCTAACAATCCCGTGTTTCTGCAAAACGTACGACAGGCAATGGAAACTGGAGAACCGGGATTTAGTTTCAACTTTGGAGATAAGCAAAATGAGACGCTTCGGAATGCTTGTACTGAAGTTACGTCTGAGGATGATTCTGACGTATGCAATCTTGGCTCTGTCAATCTCGGCAATATTAGTAGTTTGGCGGAGTTCCAAGAAATTGTTGATCTTGCGTCTAAGTTCCTTGTATGCGGAACGCTACGGGCCGAACTACCTTACGACAAAGTATATAAAGTTAGGGAAAAGAACCGTAGGCTTGGACTTGGACTCATGGGTATCCACGAATGGCTTCTCAAACGTGGACAGAAATACGAAGTAACTCCAGAACTACATGAATGGTTAAAAGTATATGAACGAGAATCCGAACGAGCTGCTAACGAGCATTGTGAGAGATTGTATATCAGCAAGCCAGTTGCTTACCGGGCCATCGCCCCAACTGGCTCAATTGGAATTCTTGCTGGCACTACAACGGGAATTGAGCCACTATTCGCTGTGGCTTATAAGCGACGCTATCTCACTGAAGGAACAAAGTGGAAGTACGAATTCGTCGTTGATTCTACCGCCGACCTCCTGATCCGAGAATATGGTCTTAAACCAGAAAATATTGACACAGCGTACAAACTAAGTCATGACTACGAACAGCGAATCAAGTTTCAAGCAGACATTCAAGATTACGTTGACATGTCAATCAGCTCTACTATCAATCTCCCATCTTGGGGTTCAAAGGGCAACTCAGAATCCGATGTGCCACGTTTTGCCGAGACTCTCGCTCAATACGCCCCACGGTTACGTGGATTTACCTGTTACCCGGATGGAAGTCGAGGAGGTCAGCCCATCACCGAAGTAGATTACAACGAAGCAATTCAGCACAAAGGTGTTATCTTTCAAGAGAATGATATTTGTGAAATCTCAGGAAAAGGGGGCACGTGTGGTAGTTAAGCTATAAAAGAGAACGGCCCCAATTACGGGGCCGTTTTTTTTTTAACCTTCTCGCATCAATTTAACCAATCGTTTAGATCGGTTACCTACCTGTTTGTACCACA